AGTGTTACCGGCGCTTCATGCCGAATCAATCAAATCGAAGGTTAAGAAATGAAAACTATTCAGGCAATCGAGAAACGCGAGGACGTGAGCCCGAAGGAAGGCAAATCGAAGTACGGCGACGTGAAATACGCCGACGAGAAGAACAAGAAGTACCCGATCGATTCAGAGGCGCATGTGCGGGCGGCCTGGAGTTATATCAATATGCCAAAGAACGCGGCCAAATATTCGAGCGAGGACGTTAAGACGATCAAGGGCCGGATTAAGGCGGCGGGCAAGAAGTACGGGATCGATTTTAGCGATAACGGTGACGATGGCAAAGATAAGGCTGAATCGAGCTTAATCTACGCTGCGGCTACCGTTGATCTCGAGGGCGAAACGCCGTCCGAAATCGTGTTTATGCCTAAGGGCGAGGAGATCAGCATTACGCCGATGGTCAGCGGCAAAGCTAAATCGGTAGCGCTCAAGGTTGATTCCAACGTTGCGGAGGTGTTGCAGGCAGCATTAGCTAAACGGCTTGATGACCCGATCCGTCCGTATGCCGGGTTTGATCATAAGGCCGGGCCGGCTTCGTTTTTGCCGAAAGGTTTTAAATGGGACGATGAGCGCGGCGTCNTTCTCGAGGTNGATTGGACCCAGGCGGGNAAAGACGCGGTTTCGGGCCGCAACTATTCGTATTTTAGCCCTACGTTCTTACTCAGTGGCAAGAAAGTAGCCGGTTTGCCAGATACGGGCGAGGTCGGCAGTCTCACCAACAACCCAGCTTTTAGAGAGCACAAGATGAAAATCGCGGCGTCGGCGGACGACGACGAACCCAAAGAAAGTAACATCATGGAAAAAGTAGCAGAACGATTAGTAGAGTTAGAGGTCATCACCGCCGAGCAGGCGGACGATGAGAATATTGTGGTCAAGGCGATTACCGATATGCACGCCACGATCGGCGAGGTGCAGGCGGCCAACGCGCGCTTGGCGAGCGAGAACACCGCGCTACAGGCCAAGGTGGCTGATGTCGTCAAGGCTGAAGCGACAACCATTATTCAGGCGGCTATTGCCGATGGCAAGATCGGAGCTAAGGATCAAGCGTCGATTGATTTCTGGATCGGCCAACTAGTGGCATCGCCAACAACCGCTAAAAAGGTGTTGGCCGCGATGCCGACTAACCCGGTGCTGCAGAAAGTCATTGACGTGAAGGTTAAGGACGGCAAGCGCACCACGGCTGGGACCGAGGCTGATCTGATTCAGGCGCAGCATCGCGCGGTTCGCATGGTCAAGGAGAAATATCCTACCTTAGGGCACACGGACGCCTTTAACCGCGCCAAGGAAGAGTTTCCGGAAGCTTTTCCGGTCGAAGCATAGAGAAAAAAGTGCAAAGGCGACAAGCGGCTTTAGAGCTGCTTCAGCCGGTAGACCTGAAGCGAGCACAAAGTCCAGGGCGCCTTTGCAAGCAAAACAAATAACACAAAAACAAAGAGATAAAACAAAATGTCTACCGTAGGAACACTCGTTAAGGTTCCGGGGATTGTATCGATACCAATCGCCTCGGCCGCCGTGACGATTTTACGTGGCCAGCTGGTCACGATTGATGGCTCCACCCATACGGCGAAAGTAGCCGGGGTGGTTGGCGATCGCGTTGTTGGAGTTGCTTTAAGCGATGCCGATCCCGATACGTTAAACGTGTCGGTGGGCGTGAAAGGTGGTTACACCATGTCTATGGTGCCGAAAACCGGCGATACGTTTTTTGTCGGAACGGTTGTCAACCAGGATCAGGTGACGTTCGGCCAAGTGACGACGACCATAACAGCTGCCAAAGAGGTGGGGTGGGTGGTCAACCCGCAAAAAGATTCACTGGGCAATCTCGAGATCGCGTTCTTCCTGTTCTAGGGGAGTTAGCACTAAGTAATAAGGAAAAATTGTTATGACAAAAGATCATGTTCAGTTACTAACCTTTAGCCAAGGGGTAGTGGCTGATTACGAGCGAAAGAATCAGATCGGCTCTTTTTTGGCACCCGAGGTAGTGGTGGGCGGGGGCCTGTATCATTATAAGGATTTCGGGCTCGGCAACGCGTTTACGGCAATCGATATGCGTCGGGCGATTGGTGGCCCGTCCAAGATGCTGCATTTAAGTGTCAACGACCTGCAAGATATCAACATCGAGTACAGCTTGGCGACATTCATTGACGATCAGGAACGCGAGAATAACCCGGTCAATATCACGGTGTTGGAACAGAGAAAAATAACGGATCTGGTCAACACGGCGATGAACAATAACTTGTACATGGTGTTGGCGGTGGCGCGAACATTGACCAATCAATCTGGTGTTTTGGCTGGTGTTACTGGCGCATGGAGCGCCGGTACAGCTCAGGCATCGACTAACGATCCGGTTAACGAGATCAATATTGTCTGCAAATATATCGCGGATAACTACGGCATTGTGCCGAACCGGATCTATTTTGACAGCGGTGCGTGGCTCAAGTATCAGAATAACAGCAACGTTCGCAATCGATTCTCTGGAGTTTTCGTGCAGGCTGTGACGCCGGAAAATACGGTTCAGCTATGGAACGTACCGATGACCGCAAAAGTTAACCAGGGCGCGTTGTACGAAGGCGGGATTTACAATGATTGCATTATCTTTTTCGGTCAGGACGGTCCGAGCCAGTACGACACCAGCTTCATGAAGACATTCGTCAACGTCGCTGGTCGCTTTACTCGGATCCGGAGTTGGCGTGACGAGGATACCTCGAGCGACAAGTACAAGGCGTCTTGGTTTCAGAAAATCAAGCTGACGGGTCAAGCGACGGCAGTAAAGCTGACGATAACTTAAGAGGAGAAACTTTTTATGCCTGCCCCTTGGCCCGATGACGAGAGGAAGAATGCGACCTTGCAAACGCTAGCTAATGCGCTTGGCGCCGATGTAAAGCCACACGCTGAGACCGCTTGGCGTATGGTACGCGGTCAGCCCGGTTTTGAGGATTACAACAACGGGGACGACATGCACTACGTGGCGTACCACTGGCCCGGTGTCCAAGCGGGGTTTGATCCGCAGAAACAGCCGCAAGAACAGCAACAGAAACAGCAACAGTAAAGGAGGGTTCGATGCCTGGAAAATCCAAAGCTCAGAGGCAGGCTGCCGGAATCGCTCATGCCATTCAGAAAGGCGAAGTTGCCCCTAAAAAAGGCACACCGTCAGCTGAAATGGCTAAAAGCATGACGATGAAACAAACGAAGGAGTTTGCCCAAAAACCAAAGAAATAGCCTATGGCCTGGATCACGCTCACAACTGACCAGGTCATAAACAGCCTGACGCAGCAGGAGCAGTCCATGATGACTGATCCTGCTAGCTCGGTCGATATGGCTAATATTGTAAAGAGCGTTACCTCGTTGGTGCGCGGAAAAGTCTTCTCGTGGCAACCGAATCAGACGATGCTTGGGCAGGTTCTGCCCGGCACGATTCCCGATGAGCTTTTGGGCCCGGCGATCGCAATCGCCCGGTTCAAGTTTCTCACGCACCTGCCCGGTACCCAGCTCATCACTAGGGAGCGCAGCGCGGATAAGGACGAGGCTTACGGTTGCCTTGATGATGTGGCGGCTGGTAAGATGATTGTGCTCTCGCCGAACGGTCTTACGGTCCCGAGTAACCCTGCGGCCAGCGATGGGGAACCCTACTTCAAACCGTATCCGGATTGGCAATCGGCCGGCACACCGGCCTGGGGAGGTTACTGGTGATTATCCGGGTCCAAGTAAGTGAAAAGTTTTTAGTGGGCTTAGAAGGATTTATGCCCGAATGCATGCAGGCCGGGACCGAGGCGGTTTATCTCTATCTGGTTGCTTACCATGCCAAAATGGATTGGCGCGGGCCGAACTGGATACCTGGGCCCGATAGTGGTCAGTTTGCCTTAAACGTAGTTAATGGCTGGCAACGTCCGGTGGTTTCGGGCGATCACGCTTATATTGAAAACACCTTTGGTCTGCTCAATTGGAAAATTACCGGCGGGGTAATTACACCAAAGAAAGCAAAATTTCTGACTATTCCGCTGGTGTCCGGAGCTAAGGGTGTGCCGGCTCGAGCCTATAGCGGAAAACTTTTCAAGGCCGGGAATGCGCTTTGTCAGCGGATTGGGAAAAATATTGAAGCAATTTACGCCCTGTCTCAATCGGTGACTCAAGCGCCTTGGCCGGGGGCGATGCCGCCCGATGAAGATTTAAGTGAAGCTTTTGAGGGAGCAATCGATTCTGTATTAGAGCAGGCGTTGCGGCGCGCAGCATGAGTGTCACGATTACAACAACGCTCTTAGCCCTACAGGACGCCTTGGCCGCGCTCCTGGGCACTGATGGCTTCTATAACGGTGCGGCCAGTTTCAACGGAAAAAGTGTCCCGATCATCACCGAAAAAAAGGCCACCATTGAAAGCCAGATCGAGATAGCTTTGGGCCAGGTCGGGTTGTGCGCGGTGATTTTGACGCCGTCTTTTGAGCTGCACCAGTATGAGACCCAGGACTTAAGCGGGTTCGCTAGCGCGGTAATCCAGATTTTTGAGGATACGCCAATTAACCAGGGCCCTAACGGGACTGGCATTCAGGCCATCATGCTGGCTGAGCGCACCATTGCCATTACCCATTGGGCGGTACACGGCGTGTACTCCGGGCCGATTGCCGCCGAACCGACTTCCGCCAGCCGATTTTTAGCCGCTCAGATCCCTATTACTTACCAGAGCAACGGTCCGCCCCTGCAGTACCATTGCCATTTTATAGCCCACGTAACCCTTAACCCGCAATATAATTAAACCATGCCGCCACCCGTTGGAAGCGCAATAGCGTATAACAAATTCCCTTCGACGAGTCCCTTTATTTTCGGTTCAACTGACGAGACTGGGATTGCCGTTGATACCTACGATCAGACCGATACCACTGATAAGTTCGAGCAAAAGAACTCGGTCGGAAACGTCATCGAGGTTATCCATCACAACATGCGCTCTGAGATCACCGTTAGTGGTGAAATCATGAGCACCATGCCCTCAATCACCGGCCAGATCTGGACGCCAGCCAACCTGATCCTGCAACAATACGGCGGCGGCGCAGCGACCGGGATTATGACCGTGACCAGTGTCGCCAATTCCAAGGGCCGTGCCAGAAACATGACCGTTCGCATCACCGGTACCTACTACCCGCTGGTGACCGCGTAACCCTGGAGGACAATGACTATGAGTTTTACGCACAAGATCAATTCGAGTTACGTTGACGATTCCGGTCTGGCGATTGGTGGTCAATCGTCTTATACCGGCACACTTGAGAAGGGCTACGATGGCACCCTGGCAGTTGGGATTACGGATCAATTGGTGAGCATCCAATGGGCGGTGGCAAACGTGAAGAGCGAGGTCTTTTTCGCCAGTGCCGCAGCCAGGATCAAGACCAACAGTTCGACCAGTCCGGCTACGACGCTCAACTTGGCGGCAGGACAATCGATTGTCTGGGGTAACGATTTTCTGGGAGCGAACCCGGTCCCGGCTGACGTGACGGCGATTTATGTTTCCAACACCGACGCCACCAATCCCGCAAACGTTAAGATTCGCGTTTTACTCACCTGATGTCGGTCAACGGATACGAAGTCGCCGAACGCGTCTTGCATACTAGCGATACGCGACTGGCTAGCGTGCTAATGGTTTTTGGCGCGCAGTTGCGCCGCAATCATGAGCTGGTCTGGACGGANATCCACGAAAGCCGGTTGCGGTTCGTGCGTTATCTGGAGGAGAAGAAAAAGCGCGAGGACGGTTACAGCTCCAGTTACGAATACGAACCTCGCCCGAACGTAACTTTCTTCTTTGATGGATCAACGGTCCCGGCTTACGAGATCGTGCAAGCTTTTCAAGGCGATTACGGCGCCCTGGACGCAACGTTTGAGAACGCAATTGCTGAGCTGCCGCAAAACATCAAGAACGAGATCCGCGACGCTGTCAGCGCCCTGCTTGCGTGCGCCTGTCATCAGGCGCTTTTAAACCGCGAGTTTCTGGTTAAACAAATCAAGCGCGTACCGGAATGGGCCAAATGGGATGAGGTCCACGAAGGCAATAAACCTCCTGTACGCATCGGCAAACGCTCCAGCCCAGAGCTCCGAGCCGAGATCCTCGACAAACTTTAAAGCCAAACCATTAACCAACTATAGCCACCTTATGCCCGAATCCCTNGAAGAGCAGGATCTGACAACCGATGAAGCGTTGTTGGAAAGCCTCACCCCCAAGCAAGTCGAAGAGCTTAAATTAGAGCCTTTTAGCCTGATGCGTCAGACCGTGGCGCTCGATCTCAACGACCGTTTCAGCGGTCCATTTTGGCGTGCCTTGATGACTGTCTGGATCTGCACGCTTAAACCAAAAGACGCCTTGCGCGCTCATGCCGACATGGATCAAGCTAAGCTGGACGCCTTCGAATGGGCAGAAAAGCACGGGTACAACCATCATAACTGGAAACCGCTCATCGATCCGTATAACAAGCTAATGGATGAATGGGAAGCCAGCGCTAACAATGTCCGTATCCAGCAGCCTAACGGGAGCAAAAAACCCGAAGAAATCCCAAACGCTGGCGGGCAGCCCGCGTGATCGAGATCGCCTGCGCAATCAGTCCTTTGTGCAGACTTTCTTTTTTCGAGATCATGTGGGAGCTGCCCGCAGCGGTGGCTTGGCAGTTTTATTACGTTCACTTCCAGATCCAGGGGTTCACCCTGGTTCGGGGGCAAACGCGTGACCAACTTTTAGCTCGCCTGCGCCTATGCCCGACAAAAATGTAACCGTCAGACTCATCGGTATCGACGATCTTACGCCTAAGATCAAGCAAGCGAGCGACGCCCTGAAAGGACTGGAGCAGGAAGCGCATAGGACTCAAGAAGGCGGTTTAAAGGGGATGATGGGCGAGTTCATGGCCGGTGTTAGCTATAACATCGGCCTTTGGAACGTGGGGATGATAGCTAGCCAATGGGCAATTGATAAGGCTATCGAAGGTTACAAGATGTACGCCGATGCTGCGTCGGAAGCGCGGCAGGCGAGCAACAGGCTTGGCACAAGTTTGCAACAAGGTGTCGGCGTATGGGAGGAGCTACAAGAGGCGGCTAACGATACCGGACAAACTTACGAGCAAACCGCCGAACGGATGAGCAAGCTGATGGCGGTCGGTTTTGCGCAACCCGAAGCGGCTAAAGTTACTAGGGCGATTCAACAGAACCTTCACGATACCGGCGTCGACATGACCGGTATGGTCGAGAAGGCTAAGACTTTTCATCTCAGTGCTTCGGAAGCTTTACAAACACTCCGGCAAATGCCCGGAGTCCCGATTGCCAAGCAGTTGATTCCGCAGTTTGAGCCCATGGAACGCCGGGAGCAGATGGCGCCGCTTACCCAGATGCTGATGCAGGAAGAAAACCGGCAAAGCGAACTGGCGTTTGAAGTCAAAAAAAAGTGGAGATTGCGCGAGGTTGAGCAGCAGCATGTCAATATCCAGCGGGCGGAAGAAGCCCAGGAGCTAGCTACTAACAGGGAAATGGAGCACAGGCACCGGAATGAGAGCCTGGAGATGGAAGAACGCTTCAGGGATATTAACCGTGCCGCTGAAGTGCAAAACATGGCGACTAATCGCGAGATGGAGCATCGGCATCTGGCGATTAATCGTGAAATGGAAGATCGCCACCGGATGGCTGAGCAGGCTGAGCAGGATGCTGACCGGCTGCACTCTCGTCAAATGGGGGTTGCTGGCGGGATAAAAGGCGTTCAAGAAGCCGCTACCCAAGCCTTTATTCAAGGTGGCCCGATACGTGGGGTTTCGCGTGATCTCATAGATGCTGCTGAGATGATGCGTGCAGAGATGAGTGCAGGCGCAGCTCAGCTAGAAGAGGACATGGGCATCGGTGAGCGAGCAGCTAAGCAGCTAATAGCCAGCGGGCAAATGAGTCCCGGTGTGCTGTTGCAGGAAGCACAGGCAGCAAGAGAAGAAGCCCGGACCGCTTCTAGTCGTGGTCGCGAAGCAGAATCACGCAGACAATCAAGAAGCCAGCAAGACGAAGAAATTTCGTATCGCGAGAGAAAGGAAGACGAAGCTTTTAAGAGGCGGATAGCACAGGAGGATGAGCTACATAGAAGAACTATAAACATGCAGAACGAGGAGATTGCCACTCGGGAGTCGATGGAAGATCGACGTCGGGCGATCACTTATGCAATGCAGGACGAAGAGCGCAAGCTCCGGCAGGCGACTGAGGATGCCCAGTTCAATCTCCAGTATGACAACCAGAAAAAACTCCGCGATTTCCAGCAGGAAACGATTCTGGAGAATTTCAAAGTCTCAATGGCCGTGATCGACGCGCTCTCTGACTACATGCGATCCAAGGGACTGGGTGGATTGGCCGGAGCAAGAGGTGGTGAGATGCCTGCCGCTGGTGAAAAACCGCAAGCGGCTCAGAGACCACAAGATCAAGCGAAAGGAGACGGAGACGCGACCGAAAGCACATTACAAAAGGTCAAGGAAACCTTGGAGAAAGTTTTTACCGGGAGTGGTGGCTGATGCTTAACCCTAACGGCGTCATCTTCAGCACGGTTACCCAGTTTGTCGAACAGGTCGGGCGCCGCCAGCAATGGCGTTACGCGGATCTGGACGTGATGGTCTGTATATGGAACGGGCCATCAGTTGGCGCATTAGGGTTTAAGCCGCAATCGGGGAGTCCGCATCCGGAATTCCCGCTGATGTTCGTCACCGACTCTCAGATCATCAAGGAAGCGGCCTTAGTTTCTGAGGTTCAGGCCACCTACCAGGGGCGAATCGATTCCAATCACAAAACTGAGCCGCAGCTTTCCATTCAAGCTTTCCAGGGTTCACGTGATTATACGACCGGCTGGATGGCTCAAACCGCTGCGCCGGTCTACACCCAGATCGCCGGCCCTGGAGGTGTTTTAGGTCTTTTCGGTAGTGTTATGACTTCGCCTCCCATGTACTCGGCTGGTACACAGCAGTGGACGGTCAGATGGTGGGGTGAAAACGCCAGTATCCGTTTTCATGCTTATCCACTTCCCGGCGATAAGCAGTATCAAAGTTTAGGACTGGCTAATTGTAAGTGGGAGATTATCGGATGGTTTGCTGGGCCACAGATCACAACGGTGTCTAACGTCGATTCGGCATCGGCCAACGCCATTTATAACCAGTATCCTGCTCATCCAGTGATTGCTATGGAGAAGATTTATATCGGGCGCACGGTGGTGCAACAGGGTAAATGGTACGAAATCACCGAACAGTATGGGTACGTACCGATCGGGACGGGAGGATAATGGCAACCTTACTCAAACCGTTTCGATTCGCCTGGAAGGATCTCAATGATGCCTTAAACAAGATCGTTAACGCGGTCAACCGCAACGCGCCCTTGGAAGGGACGGGGATTCATCTGGATGAAACAGGCGGACAAGGTGTGCGAATCAATAGGCAAGACAGTAATAGCGGGAATACAGGAGACACGGCGGCTAAACAGCAGCAAGGCAGCGGCACTCAAGATCCGCACCTTTTAGCTGATTCAATAGAGTGGTTCGGAGTTAAATGGCAAGACGTCACGGTGGTCGATCCGAGTACCTGCGCTCAATCCACCTTGTCGGTCTTGATCCATACTGGAAATAACAATGATTCTATTGTTATCAAGCCTGTTAAATATCCATTCTGGGTGCAACCTGTATGACTTTAATGATCCAATCTTGGTGCCCAGGGCAAAAATGCGACCCGTGCAAAACGCAAAAGCTTCAAATTTCAGGCAGTGCAAGCGGTGATCCTGCCTACCCTGGTTTATATTTGTATTTTTATCCTAATCCTTGGACAGGAGCGGCTGATTATACTGCTAGCGCAACCATAACTGTAAAAGATTATTACGGAGTAATAGCAACTCCTGACATAAAAGTTACTGGAACTACGTTTCTCCGTTATGTCGGCGGAACTGCAATAACAGTTCCTTTACCATTAACTGGTTTGAACTGTCCCAATAATTTTGATTTGAATAGTCCGCATGTATTCATGCACGTAACAGGTACGAATTCACCGTATTATGCTGGTGGCCTTCAGGTTTTTGAAAACGGAATTTCAGATCCTTATTTTAGACTTACGATTATTTAATTATGAAAGTTGTCATTGATCTCGACCTGCACGCGGCGATTCAGGATTTTACGATGCGCTCACCGGCTGGAGCGTATCAGTTCAAGTCTCAGGACACCGTTGAATGGGAGCTGTACTTCGTTAAGAACGGTTTCGTGCAGGACATGGGCAGCTCGTTCGCCCTGAAGTTCGGGATGATCAAGACGGGCGATACCAGTAATACACTACTCGCTTATCAGACTACGTTCAATTACTCGACCGACAGTGATGGCAACATTTATTACGCTGGGTTGGTCAATTTCAATACGTCTCAGATGGCAACAGCCATCGGCACCCTGCCCCAGATCAATGGGACGGCTGAGATCCGCTGGCAGGATGCGATCAACGAGATCATTCACTCGATTAATATCTCGACGGTCGTTTACGCCACCATTTTGGTAGAAACAGGGGTCACGCCGCCAGGAGTCTCAACCGGCTACCCGGACGCCTCAACCATTGAGCTACTGGTTCATAAGGATGCCCCGTCCGGTTACGCAGGACTCAACGGCAGTGCAAAACTTTTCGGTGCGCAAATACCTGTTGATGGGCAAACTGTGCAGATTAATGGGTCCGGCCAGATTGCCAGTTCCGCAATCTTAGCGGCTACCGCCGCCAGTTTC